CCGTTGCACAGCCTCCTCAAGAGCCCGAACCAAAACCCGTAGTTGATATTGCACCCGAACCTCCAGTCGTTGCAGCACCTAATGCAACTGATGCTGAGAAGGAAATCGTAGCACAAGCAATTATCGAACAGGCTCACGGCGAGCCAGTAACGGCGCAAGCAATTGCTGAAGCAGGTCTTACTTATGCTGACCTACCACCTGAAACACCAGTGGAAGTCCGTGAGGACAAAGATGGAAACCAAGTTGTCATTACAGCAGAAGTTGCTGCTGCATTGGAAGTACTTGCAAATCCAGCAGAATTAATCAACGCAATTTTTACTGACCCAGCACAGGCGCTCTTAGCACTTAGTTCTATAGGTGCAGATATGAGCCCTCAAGAAAGAGCACAGTCTCAAAAGACTGTTGTTGCTGCAGTCATTGTAGGTCAAATCGCTGGACAGGCTGCAGTAACCGCTGCTGCTGGCGCTGCAGCATACAGGAGAAAACCATAATGAAGAAGTTCTTTTCGGATATAGCAAATCAATTGTGGACTCTGCTAGGTATGTTCATTGCCTGGGTAGTCCTCGACGGTTCTGCCAAGACAGTTGTTGGGTATGCAATTGCTGCATCAACAATCATCTGGGGAGTTACATACAAACTAAGAAATACAGAGGACGATTAATGGATACATTCAAGAATGTAATGATGCGAATTGTTGCAGTCATTGCAGCAGAATCTCTTGGCGTTATCGGTGCAGGTTCCCTAGTGGGAATCAAAGTCTGGCAGGCAGCAGTGCTTGCTGGTGCACTAGGTGCAGCCACAGTAATTGAAGCACTAGCACGATTCTTCCTTGCCGATGGCAAGTTGGATGCAGAAGAAATCAATGCTGCATTCGCTAAGGTCGACGCTAGAAAGGCAGAATAATATGGGTCAGCGCAATGACTTTATTAACGTGGCACGCGGGGAAGTCGGTGTCATAGAAGGTCCAAAGGACAACGAGACAAAGTACGGTGCTTTCACTAAGGCTAACTTCCTACCTTGGTGTGGCTCGTTCGTGATGTGGTGTGCAAATGAAGTGGGACTTAAGATTCCTAATGTGGTCGGCACGTTGGCGGGCGCTCAGGCGTTCATTAAGAAGGGGCAATGGGAAAAGGTAAATGAAGCGATTCCGCTACCTGGTGACATTGTTTTCTTTGATTTCCCTGACGATGGCATTGACCGCATTAGTCACGTTGGACTCGTGGTTCGAGACAACGGAGATGGAACAGTTATAACCATCGAAGGCAACACAGCACCTGACAAGAAGGGTGACCAACGCAATGGAGGGCAAGTCTGCCTGAAGAAGCGTGCATACAAAGCAAAGAATGGACCTGCCTTAAAGAAGTCCCTACCTGTTTACATCGTAGGATTTGGCAAGCCAGTCTTTAAGTCATAAGGAGAACATATGTTCGACACAGAAAAACTAAAGCAAATCGGGATGTCATACTTCCGTGCTGCAGCAACTGCTGTAACAGCACTGTATATGGCAGGAGAACACGACCCAAAGAAGTTGGCTATGGCATTCGTAGCAGGCGTCGTAGGACCAGTCCTCAAGGCTTTGGACTCTAACTCACCTGAGTTTGGTCGCAAGAAGTAGCCTAGAACCACCCCATTTAAGCCCCTAGCGGGCGATTTAAGGCACGTAGCCCCTCATCGGTAGGTATTATCCTACTCGTGGGGGGTTATTTGTCATTCTCGGCGTGTCGAAAACTTGACCTGAGGTAAGGGTATGAGTATACTTAAATTATTAAATAATAATATATAACTATATAAGGCGCTAGGCGCCTATATAATATATATATTATATTAATAATCAACTGAATATTAGATAGTTCTCCTTCATTGAGTCACCTCCTGTCCTCTGAGGGAGGACTATCTATTCAACTACCGACAGGAGTAACTATGTGGATGCGAATTGGAAAGCATAACGAAGAGCACGACGATGTTGTTTATATGATAACTCAATTAACTTTTGCTTTAGACAATCTTAGTCAATCTGTAAAAGAACTACGTGAAGAAGTCGATTACCTAGCAGACTTCCTCGATGATTAAACTTAACGATTATACTTTACCTGAACATATATCTTACTCAGCATTTACAACTTATCTGACCTGTGGTTATCAGTACTACTTAGGTCGACTGCTTCAGGTTCCTGAGGAACCATCCATCTGGTCAGCAGGAGGACGTGCTTTCCACTACGCAACGGAGTTGTATGATTACGACAACGAATGAATTGTGGGCGAAAGCCTGGTCGAAAGAAACTGAAGGACTCAATCTTGAGACTGCTCGTAGAGCAGGTCGAGCCACCAAGGATAATCCTAACAAGGAAGATGGCAACTGGTGGAATATCAATGGCTCTGTTTGGGTAGATAACTACATCAAATGGAGACAGAACAACCCTGACTGGAAGATATGGACAACACCTCAAGGTGCACGTGCCATTGAATTAGAACTAAACCCAGTCATCGCAGGCGTGCCAGTGAAGATGTTCATTGACAGAATTTTTGAGGTTAACGGACAACTTGTGATTGTCGACCTTAAGACTTCACGCACACGACCAACCTCTGACCTTCAGTTGGGCTTCTACAAAGTAGGAGTCGAGCAGATGATTGGAGTTCCAGTCAATCTAGGAAACTACTGGATGTCTCGTGAATCGGGGACAGGAGAGATGATTGACCTTAGTAGATATACGTTAGACACGCTTGAATATTTCGTCGATGGCTTTGATAAGGCTCGCAAGGCTGGTATATTTCTACCGAACCTACAATCGTGCAGTTTCTGTGGCTTAAAAGAACACTGCCAATTCACAAAGAAGGAACACAAATGACAAACGAAGACTGGAAACTACAAGTTTCTATGAAGTCACCTAATGGTGATTTGATTAACGTTCGTGCTGGAAGTGCAGATGAACTGAGTGTATTGCTAGAAGGTATTGGCGATTACTCAACACAGATTGCAGCAGTATCGAAGAAGGTAGCAGGTGCTTACACTGTGCTCCCTTTATCAACGCAGAGTTCCACTACAAGCACAACGCAACCTGGATTCTTAACTCAAACCCAGGCGGACAATCCATTCGGTGGGGCACCAGCGGTAACCCAACCGCAACCATCGGCGCATCCAACAACGCCAACGTGCGTACACGGCGCGAGAATATTCCGACAGGGAATGAGCAAGACAACTGGGAAGCCTTACGCTTTCTGGGCTTGCCCGACTCCTCAGGGAACTCCCGACCAATGTAAGCCAGTAAACTAAATAGAATTATAAGTGGGGTAGTTAATCGGGGAAGGTGACTGCCCCACTTATAACATTAGACAGGAGACGTAAGTGGAATATCCAAATTGGTTTAACCATACTGCTAAAGGTAACTTTGAAAAGTTTCTTAAACCATTAGCAGGACAAGAAAAATTATATTTTTTGCAATTAGGTGCATTCACTGGTGATGCCAGCGTGTGGATGGCACAACATATACTTACAGGCAAGTATAGCCTTCTTATGGATGTTGATACTTGGAATGGCAGTGATGAAGAAGAACATCATAAGATGGATTTTATTGATGTACGCAAAGTTTATATTGATAAAGTTACACCATATAAAGTTATCGAATCTTATATTGGCACAACATTAGATTTCTTTTTAGAATATCATTCTAAAGAAGTTATTGATTTTATTTATGTAGATGCAGACCACACAACAGTAGGCGTTTTGATGGATGCCGAATTAGGGTGGCGAAGTCTTAAGCAAGGTGGCATTATGGCATTTGATGACTATACTTGGGGTAAAGGTATGGCACCTGAATTGACTCCAACGCTAGGTATTGACTTGTTCTTATCTCGTCACGATGGAGAGTATGAGACACTAATAGTCAACGAACAGTATTGGATTAAGAAGAAGTGAGAACCTTAGTACGCAGTGTTGGACGAGCCGACATCGGTGGCGAACCACTGCCTAGTTGCTTCAAAACCTTTGATGCCAACAAGATTATCTTTCGTAGAGCAGAAGTATCTATGTTGGCTGGTGTTCCAGGGGTCGGAAAGTCCACTCTAGCACTGGCTTTAGCCCTTCGTATGCACGTTCCCACTTTGTACATATCTGCAGATACTAACGCACATACTATGGCTATGCGCCTTGCTTCAATGATTAGCGGTAAGAATCAGACAGACGTTGAACATCTAATGAATACAGATACTGGTTGGACTAAGGCTGTGCTACATAAGGCAAGCCACATTGTCTGGTCATTTGAATCATCACCTACTTTGCAAGATATTCTTGAAGAGGTAGAAGCCTTTGAAGAACTGTGGGGCGTACCACCTGAGGCTGTCTTCGTTGATAACCTTATGGATATAGCAACCGATGGTGGCGAAGAGTTCGCCTCAATGCGTGCCATTATGAAGGAGTTAAAGTATCTTGCTCGTGCTACTAACGCTGGGATTATTGTGCTACATCATACTTCTGAAGGTGTATTGGGTACACCTTGTCAACCACGTTCTGCATTACAAGGCAAGGTGGCTCAACTCCCCGCTCTTATCTGTACTCTTGGCATCGTTGGTACTTCTATGGCTATTGCTCCTGTAAAGAATAGATATGGGCGTGCCGATGCCAACGCTAACCTGACTTGTTGGTTATCATTTAACCCTGAATATATGTACGTCGAAGACATCCCAGAGAATGGATAGGAAATGATTAGAGAAGAAGAAGACGATACTACGCAGGAACTACGTGCGCTTATTGTACTTGAGATTAAACAAGAGGTAGAGAAATTAGTTCAGAGAATTGAAGCAGCCAAGGTACCCATCACCGATGAGTGGACTGATGGACTCAACGCTGGTCTATCGTGGGCACAACGTATCTTGCGTAAGGATAAGAGTGTTACGTAATGGCAAACCCTAATGGGCGCAAGGGTTCCCAGTTTGAAACAGATGTAATGAAGTGGCTACGTAAGATGGGTGCTATGGCAGAACGTCTTACTAAGGCTGGTGCAAAAGATGAAGGTGATATGGTTTGTATGGTCGCGGGACGGACATACATACTCGAACTAAAAAACAGGAAGAGCCTTTCGCTTCCTGAATTTTGGCGAGAGGCTGAGGTTGAGGCGCTTAACTACGCCAAGGCTAGAGGTATATCGGAAGTGCCTCTGCATTATGTTGTAGTTAAGCGTCGCAACTCTGGCATAGAAAGTGCTTGGGTCATTCAAGATTTAGAACAGTGGATGAAGGAGAAGTCAGGTGACAAAAATTGACAACGATTTGCCAAGCATCGCAGATGTCTTGCGCCACTATGGTGCGAACATACGACAAGGACACGGGCAAGTTAATCTCAAGTGTCCGTTCCATTCAGATACGCACCAATCTGGCTCAGCCAACCTCGATAAGAATATCTTTATATGCTTTGCCTGTGGCATTCAAGGCAACAGTTTACAACTCATAGCACAACAAGAGAGAGTAAATATAAATGAAGCACGGACATTTGCAGAAGGAATTACTGGGCAAAGCCACCAAGAAGTACGCGGAAAATATTCATCTGGCATCCGATTACCTCGTAAGCAGAGGAATCAGTCAGGAAGTAGCACGTCTGGCATCATTAGGCGTAGTCTCGGAACCTGAAGTTGGTCACGAGCAGTATGCTGGGCGTCTTGCTATACCGTACATAACTAAGACAGGTGTAGTAGACTTACGATTCAGAAGCCTTAACCCCGCAGTCGAACCCAAGTATATGGGTATGACTGGTGCTGAAACTAGAATGTACAACGTGCTCGACGTTGAACAAGCAGGAGATTTCATTGGGGTGTGCGAAGGTGAACTGGATACTATTACTCTCAGTTATTGTGTTGGTATCCCTTGCATTGGTGTACCTGGAGCAAACTCGTGGAAGAAACATTACACACGATTGCTTGCAGATTTTGAAAGAGTATTTATTTTTGCTGATGGTGACCAGCCAGGAACAGAGTTTGCCAAGAGTCTTGCCAGAGAATTACCAGTTACCATCGTACAACTTCCCGAAGGGGAGGATGTCAATTCAATGTATGTACAAGCGGGGGCTGGATACTTCCACGAAAAACTGGATATTTAATTGAACGAGTTCGACCCTGAAGAACCACCTGAAGCATACTGCCACGACTGTGATACCCAGTTCGATAACTCATTCGACTTGGTAGACCACACTCTGGAAGAAGATGAAGAGTTCGACCCTTACTACTTGCTACCTAATGGTATGAAGTTATTGCTTGGGTCGTTGCTTAGATTTATGTACAACCATTCAGATGAACCAGAACAGATTGAACTAATATCGCAATCCACCTACATCACGCTGTTTGCAGCGGAGATGGGTTTCGATATGATTGATGAACTGGTTGAGGATATGGTAGTCAAGTCCGCTATGCAGAATTTAGAACAGAACATCGAGAAGTTACTATCAAAGGATGAAGATGAAGAAGGCGGAGCGTGAAGAGATATGGCAGATTATAACCCACTTGGCAGGACTAGGGCTCAACGTGAAGAGTTACACGGTGGAGGGGGAGATGTTGTTGGTGAACATCCACGTACCGATTTTGAACAAGCAGTCTGGGACACCTTAACTGAACTAGGTGAACTACTCCTAAGCAAGCATAGGGATTATGGTCCAAAGCATA